TTACAGCGGTGTATCCAGCGGCTGTGTTCCGAAGTACGCGCAGATCGCTTCATAGTAAGCGCGCGCCACTGTCTTACAGCCTTCTTCGCTGCCAAACTGTGCAACGTCCTCTTCGCTGGTCACAAAGCACTGTTCTGCCAGAACCGCCGGACAGTTTACATCTTCCAACAAGGTGAAGCTTCGCTCGTCCCTTACTTCGGTATGGGTACTCTCTACAAGCTGCTTTACCTCGCCCTGATAATAAATGTACCGGATGCCGCCGTGGCCGCGGAGCTTTGCGCCTGCGGCCTGCATTCCCTGCGCCAGCTGCTGCGCGAAGTAATAGCTCTCCTGATGCCATGTACGGCCCGGAACGGACGGATAACACTCAAAGCCTGCAGCGGTAGAGCCTTCCGGCGCGGAGTTGCCGTGGATGGACAGCAGCAGCTGCGGGCTCTGGGCATTGATGGCCTCTGCCCGCTCGCTGGGCTTTGCGGTGACATCATAGCTTTCACGGGAACGCAGCGGGATGTAATTAGGGTCGGCCTCCAGCAGCGCAAGCAGAGCCTCGGAGGTCTGGGCCGTCATCTCTTTTTCTTCGACGACTCCCCTTGCGCCCGGGTCGCTTCCGCCGTGGCCGGCATCAATGCAGACCCGGTAGGGCGGGTCGCCCACCACAGGCCGGAAAGGTTCTTCCCCGCTCTCATTTCGCCCGAAGCCGGACAGCGCTGCTTTCCAAAGGAAAAATGCTGCACTGAAGCAGACGACGCACACCAAAAGGCCGATGACCGTCGCAGTGGACGGGCCGCACTGTTTTCTCCGGCGTGCGTGTCTTGGATTTGAACGTCCTGCCATCGGCTTACTTTAGCTCGACGACGGTCACGCCGCTCTCGCCCTCGCCGTAACGGCCCAGACGGAAGCTCTTGACCATTCGGTTTCCCCGCAGATGCTTATGGATAGCAGTGCGCAGTGCGCCGGTACCATTGCCGTGGATGAGATATACCACAGTCTGGCCGTTCAAAATCGCACGGTCGATGAAGGAATCCACCTCCGGCAGCGCCTCGTCTACGGTAAGCCCCAGCAGGTTGCATTCCATCTTTGCCGTGCGCTGCACGCGCTCTACCCTGCCATTGGGCCGGTTAGCATCGCCGGTCAGGCGAGAGTAACGCTGCTGTGCCTTGGTCTGAGGCTTCGTCTCCTTGACCAGCTTTTCCGGCTGCTTGAGGCCCTTGAGCGGCACTTTCGTCTTGATGATACCGGCCCGTACCAGCACATCACCGTTTTTATCCGGCAGAGAGAGTACCGTAGCCAGCTGGTTCAGCTCTGCGATGCAGACCTCCTGCCCTACCTTGACTTCCTTCAGCGAAACGAACTCCTTGACCGGGTTGTGTACCACTTCAGTCCCCATAAAGAGCTTTTCGGACTCTTTCTTGGCGATCTCACGGGCGCGCTGGGCCTTCTGCTGGGTGCTCATCCGCTCGTCTTTCTGGATCTGGCGCAGCTCATCCGTCAGAGCGTAAGCCTTGCTCTCGACCTCCTGCGCCAGTGCGCGGGCCTTGGCGCGGGCAGCTTCCAGCTCATTCTCGCCCTGCTGGATAAGCTCATCGCGCTTCTGACGGGCTGCATCCAGCTGGTGGGCGGCCTCGTTTTTCAGGCCTTCCACCTCGTCCTGACTGGCTTTGAGCTGGAGCTTCAAATCATCCAGCTGGCCCAGAACGGCGTCCAGACGCTTGTCTTCTGCGGACAGATGTTGCTGTGCAGCCTCAATGACCCGCTCCGGGATGCCGAGCTTTTCGCTGATAAGGAAAGCGTTGGACTTGCCCGGAACGCCGACGCTGAGCTTATAGGTGGGGCGCAGCGTCTCCAAATCGAACTCGCAGCTGGCGTTGACGACGCCCTTTGTCTCGAGAGCGAACACCTTCAATTCTGCATAGTGCGTTGTGGCCATCAGGAGCACACCGCGGCGGCGCAGCTCTTCGATGATGGCAACAGCCAGTGCCGCACCCTCCGCCGGGTCGGTACCGGCGCCAAGCTCATCCAGAAGCACCAGCGTGTGGGGCATGGCAAGCTCAAGGATGCCGGTGATCTTCTTCATATGACCGGAAAAGGTGGACAGGCTCTGCTCGATGCTCTGCTCATCGCCGATGTCCACGAGGAATTCGTCGAAGACACAGATCTCACTGCGCTCATCCGCCGGGATGAGGAAGCCGCACTGTGCCATCGCGCAAAGCAGACCGGCCGTTTTCAGAGTGACGGTCTTACCGCCGGTGTTGGGGCCAGTGATGATGAGCGAATCATATTCCCTGCCCAGCGAAATATCGACAGGAACGCACTTCTTTGCGTCGATGAGCGGATGACGCGCCCGGATGAGCGAGAACGACGTATCCGTCCGGACAGTGGGTTTGAACGCCTTCATATCCAGTGCAAGGCGGGCTTTTGCAAGCAGGACGTCGATTTCCAGCATGGCCTTATAGCTGTACTGGAACTGCGGCTCAATGGCTGCGACCTGACCGGTAAATGCTACCAGGATACGCTCGATCTCCTGGGCTTCCTGTGCGCGGTACTGAAGGATGCGTGCGTTTGCCTCCACAACAGCCTGAGGCTCGACGAAGACGGTCGCACCGGTAGACGAGACGTCATGGATGATACCGCTCACCTCTCCGCGATACTCGCTTTTGACAGGAACGACATACCGGCCATTTCGGATGGAGACGACGCTCTCCTGTAAGTACTTGGAGGTGTCCATATTCCGGACCATGCTTTCCAGACGGTCGCGGATGCTGTTTTCAGTCGCACGGATCTTCTTGCGCAGGTCGTTCAGGGTGTGCGATGCCGTATCTGCCATTGCATCCGGTGCAAGGATGGCACTCGAAATTTGCTGTTCAAGGCCCGGCTGAGGAGCCAGCGCATAGAATAAGTCGTCCGTCGGAAGTGCATCGTGTTCCGAAGAGCCATACCAGCTGACGAGGTTTTGAAAGTTGCGAAGCGCACCGGCCACCATCAGCAGTTCACCCATTGAAAGGACACCGCCCTTGACGGCGCGGGCGGCCAGCTGACTGACGCCCTCTACTCCACCGAAGCGGGGCGAGCCGTTCTTGATGAGCAGTGAATTGATGGCATCGGTCTGTTCCAGCGCATACCGCACTTCATCGGGGTCGCACTGAGGCTCGATGGCAAGGAGCTTTTCGCGGGACTCCCTGCACACACAGCCCTCCGCCGCCCGGGCAATGATCTTGTCCAGTTCCAGCGTTTTCAAATAACTTGTTTCCATAATTTTACTACCCTTTTTCACAAAAATACAGCATCTTCAAGATGCCTCAAAAAATACCGACCTGTCGTATTTTTCGACGAAATGCAGTCATTTTTCATGTTGTCAGTTTTTCTTCCTCCATTTCCTATATCCACGTATTTCCTTATAACTCTACATATTTTTATGGGAATTGGTGTCAAAATTGGTGTCAGAAGCCATATAGTGCCGAAACGCTTTGATAGCGTTTTTCTCGTTCATGTGACTGTAGAGTTCAAGGGTCATCTCCATCTTCTTATGCCCCATAATATACTGTATGGCTTTCAGGTTCATTCCTGATAGCACAAGTCTGGTACAAAACATATGTCGTAGTGAATGCGGGGTGATGAACGGTAAGGTATCCTGAGGATGAGACTCATTGTATTTCATTATGATTTTTTTCAGGTTGGCTTCGACACTCGGTGTTCGCCTTGGCTTGCCGTATGGCGTTATCTGAAAAAATCCGCTGTATCCATCCACAACCGGTTCCTTATCCAGCCGAGGGCGAATCGCGATCATATGCTCGAAAGCTTCTTTTGCCTTCGCAGACATCGGGATCGTTCGCACCCCCTGCTTTGTTTTGGGGGCTTCGATGAACAATTTCCCGGCGTAATAGAGCAACTGATGCTCCACTCGCACAACATTTCTCTCGAAATCCACGTCATCCACGGTCAACCCGCAGAATTCACTTACGCGCAGCCCGGTCTCATGTAATATTATTACCTCATCGAGATGCTTTGTCAATCTTCTGTTTTCGCGGCAAAAGTCGATCAGTCTTTCGTATTGTTCCTCCGTCAGGATCGCTTTTTCTTTTTCTTCTTTCGGGATCACCTTGGATAGCGTGAATCGGAAAGGATTTTCAGCGATAAGCTTGTCCTCACAGGCAGACCCAAACGCCTGAAGCAGTGCGACCTTGAAATTCTCTATTGTGCCGTAAGCATAGCCATCTTCATACAGGCCTATTACAAACATCTTTCCTTCGCTCCTGGTAACGGACGAAATATCCCTGTCCGCGATTGGGTGCTCCTTGAGAACCGAGATGATGCACTTGGCGTTCGCCCTCGTGTTTTTCCTTATAGATAGCTTTCGTATCTCCGCAAATTTCAACATCAGTTCCAGCACCGTCATGTTAGCGGAAAGCACATTGATGCCGCTGCGCCGCATCTCCTCCACTTCGTCCTCTTTGTCCCGCAGGGTTTTCAGGTCCATCGCATAAAGGATGTGCCTTTCGCCTCGCCGATCTGTCCACCTGTACTGATACCTCCCGTCCTTCCTCTGGCTCTCCCCTTCCTTCAGCGCTCTTCCCTTATTGTCTTTTCTTCGTTTCATAGTAGAACTCCTTACATTATAAGAAGCTCTGATGTGACACCCCGAGTATACCACACCAAAGCCCCGGATGCCAGCCATCTCACACGGAATGGGTCCGGTCGATGTACTTCTCCAGCGCCCTGCGCTTGATGAGCCGTTTGGTTCCCACCCAGAGCACAAGGTTCTGCTCGTCGTTGGTGATGTCCCGCAGCCGGTTCTCGCCTATTCCCGTATAAGCCGCGGCTTCTTCCAATGTAAGGGTCGTTTTCTCCCATACCGGAACTTCTTTCATGCCGTAAACCTCTTTTCTTTATAAAAGTCTTTGCAAAAGGATATTACAGGCAAAAATGGGCGTGTGCATCCTGCTTTTCTCGTTTCAGGCATGAGTAATGGGTCGTTTTGAAAAATTCCTTCTAATCTAGAATGGAGCTAAAATTCTCGTGGGCAAAAGGGTCTGCCACGATGCTCAGCCGGTTCTGGAACGTGACATTGTCGTTCACTCCATCCCCTGCCTGCAGCTGTCGGCCCCACTCCAGCACATCGCCGTAGTATTCGCGCTCCACCGTTTCCTCGGTGAAGACACTGGGCGCTGTTTCCACAGTCTGCCCTTCAAAGCCGATTTTTCCAAACCACTTTGCCATAATAACCTCTCCGTCATTTCGCTTCGCTCAATGCCACCTCTCCTGGCGAGGAGAGGCTTTGGCAGGGCGGTAAAGTTTATTCATCCTTGGGCAAGGCGTATCTTACCATTTTGAAAAACCTCCCCCTCTTCGCCAGTGGCTCCCCTCGGTAGGGAAGCTGGCGCGAAGCGCCGGAGGGGTTTACTCCTTGCTTGCCGTCCAGCTCTTGGCGGCAGTGCCGTCATAGGTCTTCACGCCGGTGGCCTCTGCGTATGCGATGGGCGCAAAGTAGTTCTTGCCGTCGCACACGATAAGACGGCCCAGCATGAAGGCGCGGCCAAGGTCGGCGGCGCTCACCTTCATCTTGTGCTCGGCGTCAGCGTACAGCTTGCCGTCGGTGTGGCCGTAAGCGACATATGCGCCTACGTGTACATCCTCGGTACGGTCATAAAAAGGTTTCAGGGTCATTTTTGATCTCCTTTCTTATGCAGTGCCTGCCCTCTGTAGCAGCGCACTGCCGTTTACGCCCAGACGAAACTTCATTCGTCCTGCAAAGGCCTCCCCGTTCAAGGGAAGGTGTCGGCGCAGCCGACAGAGAGGTCCTAACGGGCGAGTGCTCTAAAGTTAAAGCGCCTTAGAGGTTCGTTTTGTGCCTGCCCTCTGAGGAAAAGTGTCAGCTGAGCTGACGGAGAGGGCATCCGGCGCTCTTTACGCAGCCGCCCACTCGATGGCCATAGCACTGTAGGGAGTCGTCAGTGCGCCGGAGCAGCGGGTCTCGATGAGGTACTTCATGGCGTTGTAGTCGATGTCGAAGTCGTCGAACATGGAGACAGCGCCGCCCTTGTCTGCGCCCACGGTGTAGTCGCTGAGGTTCACGATAACGGCGGCCAGATCACCGCCCTTGGCGCCCTTGCGGCCGTCCATCTCAGGCACCGTGACGATCTTGCTCACGCGCAGCTTGCGGGCCAGAGCAGCCTCGTCGGCGTAAAGCGTGCGGCCCATGCCGTCCTCCAGCAGGAGCATCTCAGTCAGAACGTCCTCGGTGGTGAACATAGTCGGGGTGCCGCTGCCGCGGTACTCCTTGCGGCTGCGGATGACCTGCTTGATGAAGGCCTTGTACTTGTCCTCCACCTTGCTCAGGCCGGTCGTAGCCACCTGTACCTTGATGGTAAACAGGTCGGCATCGTTGAAGATGGGACGGATGCAGTTCTCGTCGATCTTGTCCTCGCTTGCCGCCTGACGGCCATCGCCCAGGATATAGGCCAGCGCCAGCTCACGGTTCAGCTTGTAGCGCATCTCGTTGCGCAGCCAGGACACCACATCGAAGCTGGTGATGTCGCTCACGTCGTCGCGGTCGAGCTTCTGCTTCTTATACACAGTGGTCGGGCCGGTGGAGCGGCGCAGCAGGCCAAAGACCTCTTCGATTTTATAATTGCCCTTCACATAACCCTTGGCACGGGCATCTTCGGGGGTCAGATCTGCGAACATGCTCTTGGAGCGGCTGAACGGGATGTGCTTCACGCCGCCCATCACTACGCTCACCCAGTCGTCGGGCTTGTCGATGATGCGGGGCGTGGTATCCAGCAGGTGGTCTTCCGGGAACAGCCAGTCGATATTGTCGATGCCGTGGCTCAGCTCATCGATCTCGCCCTGCTCCACGCCGGCGTTGTCGAAGGCCGCCTTCAGGGTGCCGCTGGTCTTTGCACCCTTGATGATGCTGTTGATGTCGTCGATGCTGTGCTTCAGCACGGTCTGCTTGCCCGCATCCTTGTCGAAAACATTGTGCTTCATGTCGCTTTCATCCTCCTCGTCTTCGCCGCCGTCACCGTCCTGCTCTTCCAGAGCGAGGCCCACCAGTGCATGGCAGCATTCCTTCTGCTCGTCGGTCATGCTGTTGTAGACCTCTTCGAGCGTCTTACCGTTGGTTTCCTCGGCCATCTTGCCGTCCTCCTTGTTGTCGTCGGAGTGGGCCAGTACGGCCTCCTCCAACGGGTTGCCCTCCGGGTCCATGCCATGTTCGAGGCTCAGACTGCCCGGGTCGTTAAAGATAAAGGCTTCGCAGCCCTCATCGTCCATATTGTCAGCGCTGTGCTTCACCACTTCCTGAATGAGCGCGCCGGGGTTGCAGCCTGCCAGTACGAGGCTCAGTTCCCGGATGACGCCGTGTTTCACCACCTGTCCGGCCTTCTGCAGACCGTTGGCCCAGATGGAAAAAGCGTTCAGGTCGCCGTTCTCCACGCACTTCTTGGCCGTCTGGCCGGTGGGCGTGTCGTTGAACTTGGCGTAGGCGTAGACCCCGCCCTTGCGGTTTTCCAGCAGTGCGTGACCAATGACATTGTCAAGGCTCGAGTGGTCGTGGTTGTACACCATCGGCACAGTCTGGCCGCTGCAGCCCTTGAATGCGTCCTCCGCAATGGTCAGCCCGTCGTAACACTTGGTGTTCGCCTTCGTCGCCCAGCCGCTGCAGTCGTAGTCAAAATTCACCATTTTGATTTCTCCTTTCTTTTAAGATTCATTTACCATCTGCTCCACAGCCTCTCGCCCTCTTGCGGCGGGGTCACTGCCAATCTGTGCCGCCTGTCCCGCGTTGGGAGAAAGATTCTTGTTCCGCAGCTGGTCTGCCTTGGGGTCTTTCGAGGGTTTCATTCCGATGACCCGACGGAACTCATTCGACGTCATGATCTCGTTACGGGTAAACTTGTCTGCCATCTCTGCCACCATCGAGACGGGTGCCAGCTTGAACGGGTCGCGGAAGTACATGATGCTCAGCTTAGCCTTGAGGTCTTCGCGGCTCAGGAATTTCCGCTTCAGTTCGTCCACCACAGCCGCCACAAGGGGCTCGATGACTCGGTTCTCGTAATTGGTCATGACAGTGTCGTCTGCTGTGCCGTTCATGATCTCCGGCGTCAGCCCCAGCTGGCTGTAAGCCATGTTGGTCAGGTACTCGATGCTTTTCAGCAGGTTGTTCTCGAGGCTCCGGTTCAGCTGGGTAATATGCTCCGTGGCGTCGATGTAGCCGATGCCGTATCGGCTGCCCGCCAGCTGCTCTTCCAGTGTCTTCCGCCGCTCCTGCGCCTGTTCTTTCCGGGCAGGGCTTTTCACGGTGTAGGGCAACTGGATGATGAGGTCGAGCTTTCCGCTTCCGGCCTGCTCGTCCACGGCATCCATGATGCGCAGCTTGCTGATGAGCCGCTGGACGGTGCTGTTGGGCTCGTTCATGACAGAGTAGAAGGGGTTCTCCACGATAGCCACCCGCTCTTTCGGCAGGATGACTTCTTCCTTCTGCCCGGTCCTGTCGTTATAAAGCTCCACCCGTACATCGTCCGGGTACCACTCCTTCACCTTGCCCACCCGCATCGAGCAGATCTCTGTCTCCCCCGTCACCGGGTCCTCGTCAATGTCCACCGGAACGATGGCAATGACCCCTTCGTCCAGCAGGGAGAGATAGATGTCGTACCGCAGAGCCCTGCCCGTCTGGTCCTTGTTGGCCGACAAGTTCAGACAAGAATTAAGGCCCGAGTCCAACACCGCATCGAAGCGGTCGTTTTCGTCGAGCCTTACGTGGTTTATGGTGATAGCTGTGGCGTCCTGCGCCATCCGGGCGTAAATTGCCGTCAGGATGGTGCGGTCGGTCGTCCGGTTCAGCCTTGGCCGGTCTGGCCGGTAGCTGTAGCCCCCTCCGTACACCCTGGGAGGGTCCCGGTTCAGAAATGCGTTCCAGGCGTGTTTCAGCCTGGAGCCAAATGAAAGTTCCATTTTGATTCTCCTTGATTCACGGCTCTCCTGATAGGGGAGCTCCGCAAGGCGCCAGCCTTCGGCGGGACCGAAGCGGTGAGAGGTTTACTTATTATCGTCCTTCTTATCGTCGTTCTTTTTGCCTTTATCCGGGACGAACATATTGCCCAGTTCGGGATTGTGGAGTACGTTCACGGCAATCCACTTAGCTCCCTGAGATTCAATGTTATCAACGGCCTTCGTTGCAAATTTCTTGGTTCCGTCCGAAATGATGTCTTTGACAAAGCTCTTGCCTTCATAAACTTCTTTCCGAAGTTCCTTGACTTCCTTCTGGAGCTGGAGCCTTTCTTTTTCGATTTTCAATTCACGGTTGGGGTCATCCACCCGGACATCTGTTTTTCCCATGAGGGTACGGTACTGGTCTTCCATCTGCATCCGGCTGATTCTCGCACGGAGCTCCTCATCGGTATACGCACTTGCATCTTTGCCCGTTCTTTTCGGCGCATACTCCACCTGTTCGGCGTCCTCGCCTGCATTCCCATCTCCGCTGTAGTGCTTCTTTCCGGCCGCCGTCAGGGTGCCGTTCTTGTTCTGGTATCGCCGCACGCCCCACTTCATGCCCTTGATGCCCCAGTGGTACAGCTCATCTTTGTATCTCTGCACTTTGCTGTCACCTCACTTTCCCTGCAATGTCAGCTTCCGCGCACTGCCCTTCCCAAACAGCCCGTGCTCCATGAATTTCCAGTAGTCCATTTTGATTTCTCACCTGCCTTCACTTCAAACTGATTGCATGGGCGATACGATCCCACCAGTCACCTATCATATATAACCTCACTCAAATGCATCCCGGTTCAGCTTCCACGCCACGTAGGCATCCATCAGCGCCGCCACGGCGTCGATCTTCTTGTCGTGCCGCTGCTTGTAGAGCTTCCGGTTCCCGTTGGTGTCCTCCAGCGTGATGCAGTTGCCCATAGCAAACTCCATAAGTGCCTCGTCGAACAGCAGCTTTCTCTGTTCGCTCAGCTTCTTCAGTTCGCCCAGCGGTACGCTCTCTGTCCTTGCGCCCTGAATGACCTTCTCGATGCCAAAGGGGCCGTTCTCCTGCGCCCACCGCTCCACGAATTCCTTCGCGTTGTAGGGGTCGTAGCCAAAGGCCCGCACGTCGTACTCGCTCTGCAGGATGTAGGCGTCGAGGTCGTCGTAAACCTGCATCATGTCCAGCACAGTCCCGTCAAACACCTGCAAAGTGCCTTCGTTCATGAACTCCTCGTACTTCTGCCGCATCGCCAGCGGAAGCTGTGAGAGGGTGTAGCTGGTGATGTAATCCCGCGTTTTTACCCCGAAATATCCGTTCTCCAGCGGGAATAGGAAGTCAAACGAGCAGAAATCGTCACCCAGCGAAAGGTCAGCGCCCATGGCACAGGGCATCTGCCAGAAGTCCCGGTGTCGATGCCGCAGGGTCTCCTCATAAGTAAAGAAGTAGGTGTAGCCTTCCATCGGCAGGTTGAAGCGCTTGGCCAGAATATCATTCCGTGCTCCGGGCGAGTTTTCCGCGCGCTCCACATCCAGCTGGTAAGTCTCGTAGCTCACAGTCTGCCCGAGGTTCGGGTTCGCCTTCAGCCACATTTCCGGCTTGCCTACTTCGTCGATAGAGTCCAGCTTGTAGTAGAAGATGGAGACATGCGGATTGACATACTCGCCCTTCAGGATCTCCATCAACTCCATTTTGATGGTGTCACCGCAGCCGTTTCGGACAGTACCCTCCGAGCTTGCCGCCACGATGAGATAATCTTCGTTCTTGGCTGCGCCCTGCTCGATGGCACCGATGGGGTCTTCCCGGATGTCGCAGGAGAGCCATTCGTCCACGGTCGCCACACGGTCGCGCCGGCCCTGTAATTTCTCGATGGTCATGGGGCGTATCTCCAGCAGCGAGCCCGTCAGGAAATTCTCGATTCCCTTCTTGGTGGAGGCCATCTTCACCCGGTCGCTCTTCGCACCCGTGGTGTTCTGGATGCTGCCCATGGTCATGAACTTAAAAACAGGCCCTCTCGCCCGCGCCAGTGCTGTCCGGAACGGCGAGAGGACTTCTTCTGCCTGTTTCATGGTGGGGGCAGTCGTCACCTGCTGGGTTGTACTCTTGTCCACCGTCATAAAGTAGGCCTGTAAGCACTCCAGATACATGGTCTTTGCGGCCGCACGGGTGATGATGAGATACTGCTTGGTGATGAGCCGCTTCTTGATACGCTTGCGCTCGTAGTGTCCCCCATGTCCGCCGGGCTCCGGCACGTACACGCTCCGCTCCACAAAGTAGTACCAGCCGAAGATCTCCTCTGCCCAGAGCTTGAAGCTGTCCAGCAATTTCAGATCACTGCCGTCAGTCAGTGTCAGCTCCCTTTCGCAGAACTTGATAAAGCCGTTGACGGCCTTATCGTCGTAGTAGACGCCCGGGTTTGCGATGAGGTCGTCGATCCGGTTCATTTCCATTGAAATTTCCCGGCAGACAGGTATCTCGCCCCGCATCACGGCCTCCCGGAACCGGCCGTAGTAGATGGGCGTGGCCGTGTTCGAGAGTGCCATGATTCAGTTCTCCTGTCAGTCGTTCATTTTAGGTTCGAAATAAGGCTTATGAAGCGTGCTGAAACACCGTGCCGCGTTTGGACATGCATTTGTCTTGAATCGAGCGCATTTCCTGCAAATGCCATATTCGTCTGACTCATCGGTTGAGCGCAAAACCGTGCCAAAGATGAGCTTTTCGTTCAGTTCCATTGTCATGCCTTTGTTTTATCAAACTCGATGTTCAGCCGGAACTCCATTTCTGCAACGGTATTTTTCAGCGCCTCCATGGCGGTCGAACTCTGCGGCGGGTCGAACGCGAGCCTTACCTTTGCGCCCATGTAGGACGCGATGGCCTTCACCCGCTCGTCTCCGGGCAGAAAGTCGTCCCACACGGCACTTGCGTCCACGATGCCGAAGCCCTTCTCCGGCCCGACTCCCAGCTGCTGCAGCACCAGAAATACCGCGTTGATGTGCATGATGATGTCCGCATCAAACGCCGTGTAGCTCTCCGCTATCCCCAGCAGCTTCTTCACGCTTGTCAGAATGCTGTCCATAACTACTCCTTATAGAAAAGAAAAAGCGCACCGACTGTCAAGTCAGTGCGCCAGAAAAATTTATTCAGTTAGAGCTATCAGCCCATCTACAGAAATCGAGGAACGCTGGATTCATCAGAACAGTGTCCATGCGAGACAATGCATTAAAGAAAATACCTTTTTCCTGCATTTTTGCTTCGTCAATCTTGTAAAGATGAAAAGACTCATAAATTATTCCACAAGCCTTCAGATAATCCAGCACCTGCCGTTTTATAACACTATTACCAACCGTAACATGTTCGATTCTATCCGCCGTTTTGGCCAAAGTATCCTTGCGATGTGTTCTGAATTCTACCAGAATACACCGCATCGCATGAATGAACTTTACAATATCAAAATTTGATATATCCTCAAAATCATAGTTGTATGGAATCAGTGAATAGTAGTTCTTTAGATTTGGTGCGTTGACTCTTAAATTGTCTGCTTTTGCAACATCAATCATTACGGGTTCTCCCGTGAATCCTTCATGTGCAACAAGTAAGCAACTCTCGGGATCGTACGACTCAATAGAAATATTTCTCGCCTTTAACTCAATTTTTTTACAAATGACAGACGAGTTGTAAATTCTACAGTCCATCCCTGCCTTCCCAACATACACTTCCGCATCAGGTATATCAATAGAAACACTGACGAGCTGATCAAATTCTAACGGTTGCTCGGTCAAATTTATTTCAGCAATATAATCTTCTCTTTTTATTGCGTTCTTTTGTCCAGGAATCATTCCGAACACTACCATGCATTTTGCGTTCTCTGTTTCTGATGCAGGAATCTCTGTGCATTCCAAATACGGACGCTCATACACAGTAGCCTTGGCCTTGAAAGAATCATACACATAAGAAATATGATTTGGCTGAACCATTTTATTGGAAATCCGCATATAGCAGTCGAAGAAAATCTGCGAGAGGACATAAGCCTGACTTTGCGAACTTTCAAAGTACATATCCGCTAAGGTCTCATATTCCTCATTCAGTATGATTTTAGCTAAAGCATAATCTCTAAATGCCGGCCCCGTGAAATCAATCTTTTTTCCGAGCCCATTTCCTATGGCACTGTTCCTTATAAATGGGTGCTGCGGTAAAAAGGAATCAATTATCGACTGATATTCAGCGACTAACTGCGGCGGCAAAAAGTTTAATTCATAATTTTTATAGCTGCAATCTTGGAAGATAATGTAGTATATGATTCTAACCAACTGTTCCTCTGGTGAATACACCTTTCCCCAGTCAGTAAACTCCGGGTGGGCGGCTGCGCATCTCTCCCTAAACGCCAGACTTACTTTTTCTGTCTGCTCACGGTTAAGTAGATCGTCCATTATTTTTGTGATAATAGCCACGCAATCTTTCTGATTCGAAAGTTCACTAATCATTTTTTGACGATTAGGCGATTCCTTAATATGTGTCGATATTGCTTCCAATACCGGAGCATATCCCAGAAAAGACAACCTTTCGTCGTCCGTGATATTGCTTTTAACCACATTATAATACTTTTCCGCACATTCGGCGTCAGGCTTTGTCGGAGTTTTCTTTCCTGCAATGCTTTTCGCAACGAAATACTTAGCCGCAGATTCATCAAAAAATCCTATTTCGTAATGAGCGACAGAAATTTTGTTTTCCGCACAGAACGAAGCAATATATTGAGCAGTTTCCGTTCTTGCCAGCAAAAAGACTGTCGGCATCGTATGCGCCGACAAGCTATCGCTAATATCTGCGATAAAACCATTCAGCATTTTTCTTCCAGAAATAATTTCTGCTTCGTCAAAGGCATCAATAACTAACAGGACATTGCCAACATTCAAATCAGCTATGAACTCTGAATATTTCGGTGCACCTACGGCGTTAAGAATAGAGCCCGCAAAACTATTCGTGCCCACTTTGACCTTTGCCAGATTCCAGTAAAGGGCATTAAACCGATGTGCAATATATTTTGCTAACGAACTTTTTCCTGCTGCGCCAGGAGCAGAAAGCAAGACAAACTTAGGCTTCAAAGTTGACAGTGTTTTTTCTGTCTTTACATCGCTAAAAGATGGAGGGATATAAAACGGTTCTTCATCTATATAACCGATATAGTCCAGCACGCTATCATTCAGTGAATACCTTTTACAGAAATTATAGGGACTAAGAATTCCGTCCAGAAGCATTTGACGTCCTCCTATGATAGAGTTGACATACTTTACTATATTATAGTCTCTTATCATCTTCATGTCAAATTCTCCCAGTCACTTTTGCTACTAAGTTTACACCCGATTTCTTTCTTAAATTGTCAAAACACCTTCCTCCATGGGCATGTATCGCCCGGTCTACGTTCTTCATACGTCGGCTTCAGGGCGCTCTCGTCCCCGTAATGGATGGCCTTGTGTGTCGCATCCGACACGCTGATGACATTCTCCGGGTCGAACAGTGCTTCCCGGTGCTCGAGAATATCCTCTTTCGTCAGAGGGTTGATGTGGTGTATCGTAATGCGCGCCCGGCTCATCTTTCCGCCGCTGAGTGCGATGTCCACGATCGGGTGGTCTTTGCACCCGAGGTCGCAGCCTCCGTCCCGCACGATGATCCTGTCCCGGAACTGTCGCCACTCCTTCGAGCGGTAAAAGTCCTGGTTCAGGTATCGGTCAAACCCAAAGGTATCTTTACCAACCTCTCCGTGCAGCTGCAGGTATGCCAGCCGCTCCTCGTACGTCCCGCATCGGCACATCTCGCTGTAGCTTTTCATTTCAGTGTCCTCATGAGTTCGTACACCAGTAATATCATGCCATGTAGGTCCGCCCCGCAAAGTGCAATCCAACTCAAGGTATTATCCGGTTTCTTCCCCAGCCATACCGCCAGCAGAAAGGCCGCAAAACATGCAAGGAAGCTCGACAACAGTATCCTCTCGAACTCTGTCATAGAGCCGCCTCTTTCTCAGATGTACCCGTGGTCCATTGCAAATGCACCCGCAATCAGGAATGTAACTGTCGCAAAAAACACGGCCCACACCATATTGTCCTGTTTCTCGTTCACGCCGCCGTATTCACTGAACCAGAACACCTCTCCAAACAACGCCGGGACTGCCACGACCCAAAGCATCCGGAACACCTCAGCACTCATACTCTTCTCCTTCGCCATCATCCTCGCCGGAATACTCTTTCATGGCCTTGAGCACTTCCAGGTACAGCTCCTCGTTGTCCTTTGCTGCATTGATGGCCTCAGTCTTAGCCCGCAGGAGCTTGTTCTCTTCCTCGAGCTTCTGCTTTTCCAGCATCGTCTTACTCGTCGCCAGCTTCAGGAAGTGGGTGGTCTCTGCAGAAGAGGCTGTTCCTTCCCGTATCCGCTTTTCCACCAAGTCCATTGCCAGAGAGATCATCTGGTTTTCTCGTGCTTCCGGAGTCAGTGCCGGCCTCATTGCGGGCAGGTCAGCGCCGGAAGTTTTTCTTGCGCCCATTTCCGGCACCATCCTTTCTGTAAAATTCTGTCAAATATCGTTCGCGTTCTCATCCGCCAGATTTTGGTTTACCCGCCATTGCTGGCGTTTTTTGTTTTTGCAAAGTTTGTCATGCATAATTTCATGACAAAAATAAAAGGCTTTTCTAAGGGTTCACGGGTATGTCAGAGCAAAGCAGTAACTCGACACAAAAGGAGGAGATGATTTTTGGAAAGTTCTATTGGAGGTTGAACGATCATGAAAACGTATCCATACCCGTACCACGAAGGTATAATAAGGGAGTGTACCCGTGAACCCTTAGAAAAACCGCCGAAGCCCGGTCTACTCCCCAGACCTCGGCAAGTTTACATGATTAGTTGTTTTGTTCTGCCATAAGATTACAGAACAAATTTTCGTCTTAATTTCCGGTTGACATTTCAGAACATCCTCGTATACTTAGAGCACGAAAAAATCAAAGTAAATTGGAACACACATCAAACTCTAATGTAAAGGAGGTATGTCTTATATGCGCAACAAACGTATTCGAGCAGCCGCAAAAGCTCTTCCAGTGCAACAGTCCGCACGCAAATCGACTGTCGAAGAGCTTCTTCCAGGCGCAGCAGTAATCCTTAACCGAATGGCCGAGCTTTACTCCATTGCCAAAGACAGCGAAGAGAACAACTAACCAACAAAACGCCCGTGCCTGACCACGAATCAGATACTGGCGTTTTTACTTTGTAAAAATATCAATGGAAAACTGACACCAGGGCCTGAAAGCCCAAATATCAATTATCCCTCCGGAGAAATATCAAAGACCGGCGCGATTTGAGAGGGGGTGTTGATTTTGCGACCCCCTCCCTATCCCCTTACGCGCTTTGCGCAAGGGTCGTGTCGTCTTCGACCTCCATCTTGAGCTTCTTGTAGATGTTGAGCGGGTCGTTGGCGATGATTTTGTCAATAGCCTGCTCAATTTCGTATGCGTTCTCTGCATCCGTCAGCTGGTCAGAGGTATAGGCCACCCGCATCAGCAGACCGCAGGAGTTGTAGCCCTTATCCATATCGAAACGATACCAGTCGTCGAACTGGCTGTAGGGATTATAAGGGTTATCGGTCGTTGTTAAAAAGCATCGAATCATAGTTCAAAGCCTTCCTTACTTATTCAGAGCACTGTAAACAGTGGACTCAGGAACACCGCAAGCTTTTGCAATCTCGTTATAGGTATACCCGTTGGCGAGCATCGCTTTTGCTTTGGCCATCTTCGCGTTGGTCATCACAGTAGCAGTCTTCGGCATCGCACGTTTAACGATTTCGTCCGGCTTAGATGCGTTGAGAATCTTCGTCAACTTAGTATGCGTAATCGCTCCAGCTTGGACAGCCTCCCATTCGCGATCGGTAAACGTAATACGTGTTTTACTTCCGCTTGCCCCAACCGAATCACGAGCACGCTGCATCTCGACAGCAGAAATCTTTTTAATTTCCTTCTTGTCTTTCTTAGGGTCAAGACCTTGTGCCTGAATTTTAGCCTTGATATTTGCGTTGGCAATTATCATTGCACGGCGTTCCTTCGGCTTGTTGTCTATCACAGCTTTCAGCTTAGCATCAATAGATTGAACTTCAGTCCGATACTCTTTTGCCGCAGCTGGATTATATTCCATATTTTCAGTATGTACGGCTTCTAACCGTGCTTTTCTAGCGAGGTTCTTCAACTGATTAGAAAAATCAGCGTACAAATTTTCCTGTATTGTGCCTGATGAGAGTGTCTGCGCATCGAGGGTTTGCGATATAAGACTGACCTTTGTCTGCGCCTCTACTCGCTTGCCTGTCTTTGGATCAATATAAGTACGTCCGGACTCTTTATAAACGAGGTTTCCCGTTTCGGGATCAACATGAGCGCTTCCGGTACGTTCAGGGACATATACGGTCTGCTTACGACGAGACAGCAGCGTGGATGCACCACCAAACCGCTCATTGCCGTCTTCATCCACACGGATCTGCCACTTCTTCTTCAGTTCCTGAATGCCATTCTCCCGCTCAGACCGCTTGTAGTCCAACTTGTGCTTCTCTGCATCAATGACGACCATCGAATGCTTAACTGCACGGGTGATTTCCTCAGGAGGAGCACCGCGAAGTGTCATGTCCGTGATAAGGTTCGAGATGATTCCCATCTCTTTCTGCTTTTCTTCCTTTTTCATCAGGCGCACGCCATTCGGGTTGCCTTCCGGGACAGCATAAGCAGTCTTGGGGTCGAAGTCTTTCAGCCCTCTCAGCGCAGGCGTTGCTTTGACAGCCACCTTGCTGGAAATGGGGATAGCAACAATCGTATCACCGTCGAAGTCTGCGCCGGACAAACGCTCTGCAACCTTGGAGTTGATACCAATAGCATCCTGAATGTTGCCGAAGTTCCGCTTACCGCTAACATTTTTGTTGTTGACCGTGACGATAGGAATCTCGAAAGTGCCCGCATGAGGATAGCGAATCAGTGCGAGTTGTGTGCCGTTCTCATAGGTCGGGCAGTAGCACTCTTTCTCGCTGATTTTGGTCAGCGGCAGGATGACCTTGGTAGACTGACCGGGGAAAGAAGAAGCCTTTAGAGTCATGGAGTTGCCCTCACAGGTGTCTGCGAAGTCCATTAAAAGTTTCTGCTTGATGGTCGGGTTGGTACATTGCATTATCTCTTCGTACTCGGCTTTGCGGTCGGCCAGAGTAAGATTGAGCTGCTGCTTGATGAGTTTGATGGGTTGTTTAGAAAGGAATTGCGAGGACAGATTTTTTGCCATCGTGTCCCACTCGCCTTCCTCGCGAAGCTTGTTGATAGGAGACAGATGCTTCTGACCGTCAGCGCCAATGTATTCGCTCTGACCTGCTGCAGTCAGTGCTGCACCAAAGGGATTGTCCGGGTCGTCCTTGATGGGTTTGAGCACCTTCATCTTGGGTGTGCCAGAGGGTTTATTCGTATTGAAAATGACATCATATCCATCAGGCACATCGTCAGAGTAGACAGCCATACCTTTGAGGTAGTGACTGTTATCCACCATGATACGAACCTGTGCGTAATGGCTGTTACCAAGGCTCAGGTCATCTACACCGCGCCGAATCTCGATAACACCGTCTTTGTCCAGACCGCCTTCGTCACCATAGCGAATCGCAACGCGGTCGGAACTCATGCTGGACGGACGCTGGAGCTTCTGGAATGTCTCACCACCATCATCCGAATGGTAGTCACCCAAAGACTGAATATCACCTTGATGCTCATACGCATATTTCTGGTTGTACTCAGGTTTTGCAATAACCATCACATTGGTCTGCTGGTTAATATTGGTAGGTTGCCGAATGCCAACGCCGTAGCGCTGATAACCATATTCAGCCTCAAGTCGATAGATTGCTTCGTCAAGTTTGTCAGGCGAAACACCCAGGACCTGATTGACGCCTTCGGAAACGTCAACCATGCCTTTCTTGTCAACCTCTTTTTTCAGGGTTTCCACAAGTGCTTTGGTATCGGTTTCTTTTTTACCAGCGTTACCTTTATAAATAGAGCGCACCGATGACTCCGAAATACCGAGCTTGTTTCCAATTTCGACCCATCCAAAACCATCTTCTCTCAGTGCACGGACCTGATCGTACTGAAGCGCTCTTCGCTGATTAGCGGCCACCTTTCGAGCATATCGGAACTCTGTCGTGCTCATCCTATACTCCTCGGGGAGTGTGGCATTTATTTGAGCAACGAGTTCTTTTTCAGTAAACTTACCGCTTTTTTCAAGCTCTTCCACACGGGAAAGGAAATCGCCGGAACGCTGATAAGGATTCTCACCAGAGCCCCAAGGATAGCGGCCAGAGTGGCGCTTGGTACCGTAGTGTTCGAGGCTGTCGGTCTCGTCGTCCACATCATAAAAGAATTTGATGTCTTTTTCAATCGGATTCATGCTGCTTCTCCTAACTTCAATTCCGTAATGATTTTATCGAACTCGATGATTTTGTCCATGATAGGCTTGATTTCAGCCTCGGTCGGGTTGACCGTAAAGACATCATCGTTCTGATAAATGCGATTCTCAATTTGGATGTCCTGCGGATGTACGCGGTACTCCAGACAGAAAAGCGCATCATAAATAAAGAGCTGCTCCATATGTGCAGGAACAGCTCCGGTCTTGAGGTCGTGGATTCGCAGTAAATTGTTCTTAAAAGTGATAGAATCTGCCGTTCCGAAGCAGTTGTCCGAATAATAGAGCACCTGTTCCGGTGTCATACGGAAGCCAATGGCATCGTTGACGTAGGCGTTGAGCGTCTTTTTGCTCTTTGGCAGCTTCTGACCAAGGGCGATACACTCCGCTGCAAATGCGTGCAGCCTTGTGCCATTTTCTTTGGCCTGATAGCTGGCATAGGTCTCGGCAAGGCGTGCAGCATCATAGTTTATCCAATGATACTTACTCGCACCCAGAAAGGCGTGCAGACCTACGAGCCTGGAATGATCGTTCCAGTTCATTCAGTATCTCCTCCTTGTTCTCCGGGTAGATGAAAGCAGCATAACTCATCTCGTTCATCTTTTCTACATAGTAGTCCTGATTCGGACGATGAGATGCTTTTGCTGACTTCTTGCCTTCCAATGCTACCCATGTGTCTTCATACAGAACCACAAGGTCAGGGATACCCTGTATCTCGTTGGGGTCTGCGTGGAGCACGATGCAGCCAGGAAAGCGAGACTTCAGCTCTTTCACCAAACCAGTCTTGAATGTGTTTTCTAACATGTCAACCTCCAAAATAAAAAGGAGTAGAGCACGTCTGAGACGCATTCTACTCCTCCTCATAAAAGAGGCAGATTTTTTCGCGTGAATTTTTCACGCGAGGTGTGTTTTGGGCAAAAAGAAAAGCCCCTGCGTGATTAGCGCAGAGACTTGTTTGATTTAATGCTTAGTATCCAGAAGTCAGCTCTGTATACAGCTCGTTCGGACCAACCATATAAGTAGTACCTTCATCGTGGTTCATGAATACACCATAATCGTCGCATAAAGGATGGCTGCCGTATGTATAATCCGCCAAACTATAAAACTGCTTATTTATCCCTTCGTATGTACGACGTTTACCGCACTGTGGACACTTCCACGTTTTGCGGCTCGCTTTGACAAGTGGGACTGCGCAGAAGCGGCAAAGTGGTTCTTTAGTATGAATTTCTACGCTTCCGTTGTCATAGCAATGAACTTCGTTGCCATTAGCATCGCATGTCATCCATTCCTCAAAACCATCTTCGTTTGAGAAACTATGGGCCCGATCCAGACCATGATTTTCAGCATCTCTCATAGTAGTCACCTCATCAGAGCTGTGTGTTATACGTTGCGACAACGATAGCACTTCTGCATACTTTGGTTCAAGTGAAAACTGTTAGGAATATGTGAATTTTCCGTGTTGTGGCCAAAAGCCCACTTTTTAGCGTTAGTTATTATATTATTTTATTAAAAATTTTATTAAATTGAAGAAAAAAGTGGGTTTTTGGGCTTTTCGTATGTTTTCAACGTATTTGCGTTAAATTTTACGGCCAAAAATATTTTTAAAAGTGGGCAGAAAGTGGGCTTTTGGGCAATTTTGTGTAAATTTTGGCGATTGTACATCACTGACTCGTGATATAGCAGACTATCATAAAGACAACAAGCCCCACAAGAACAATCCAGAACCCCTTGTCTTTATCTTTTCGCACCCGTTCTTCAAACTCCAGCTTCTTCAGCTCGAGCTCCTTGGCGTCCTTAGACTCCTGAATCCGTGCTTCGTCCACAAACCTATGCGTCTCCTGATAGTCATCGAGCCGCACTTTCGTCCCGCAATACTCACAGAACATAAAGTTGCGGTTCTCATCTTTAACCGTAAGCTCGCCGCCACAGCTAGGACATTTTACTGTTCGTGCCATAAAAGCACCTCCTTACTTCAGTATAAGAATATCATGGAGATATTCTAGCGTCAAGCCAATTCGTGCCAACTTTTTCAAAATCGCAATGTCTGCAAAAATCATATCATGGCGAATCTCGTATTTTATAATAATGTTCGATTATACGCATGATTTTTCAAAAAATATCCTTTCTTAATTTTTCAATGTTTGAGAATAGCCAATTTTAGCGTTAATTCGTTCTTTCAGTTCATGATTTCGTTTGTGTTTGTTCACATTTTATCCACCTATTTCCAAATTCCGGTGTTATACTTGCACCTGTAAAGGCCGGTAGCAGTAATCCGATGCAACTGGCCGCTGTTAGAACTGTTACATAGGAGGATATTATGGGTTCTAGGTTAGCAAGAGTTATAAATCCAACTAGTTTAAGGGATGCCATTGAGGTTTTCTTCAAAACAAACCACAAAACTGGGGCAAAAGTTGCAAAAGCAGTTTTTCCTAATGGCATAATGAAAACGAAAACCATTACTAAAGAAGGGTCACAAATTTTCACTACGTATGTTCTTCCCCAAGGAGTGTCTACTGCTAAATCAATTTTGGCTAGAGACTTAGCCAAGAACGGCGTCAAGGGTATTGATATAGCTTCGCTCTTGCAAGTTTCTCCATCCACAGTATCTTGTTGGCTAAATAAATAAGAGACGTAGATTTCTCCACACCTCCGTTGTCGACTTAGTCTTTATACTCCGATTCGGCAACTATTTCCTTAGTTTTCTCCAGATCAATTCTGCCCAAGCCAGCAAGCATAGCATGTGCTCCTTCCCAGTATGCTCCGCGCATTGCAAATGCAATTCCTGCAATGCCTACCACGCTGCCAACAATCATATGCCCTTTGCTGGCCCACAGCAGTTCGATCAGTCTTTTAGTTTCGTCTTTCATAGTTCATACCTCCAAAATATAATTTCGAGACTAAGCATCTCATAAAGCATCAAGAAATTTTCGCGTCACCAAACCATAAAACTCAGGCCTCACACTCGCTTAGCACACGAATGTGAGGCCCTTTTTATTTACTACCTACGAAGTGCAAAACACACCTGTGAACTTACGCCTTCTCGCCATCCCACACATATCCCGTCTCCTCATACAGGAGCTTCGGGGAGATGTAGTACGAAATACGCCCATACCGCGAGTCCATCTGCTTGATGTCCGTGATGACCGCCCCATTTCTCGTGGCCTTGCCAATCGGGAGCCAACCTCCAATGATACCAGCCCGTACCCACGCAGAGTCACGACCGTAAACTCTCGCAGCTACTCGCACCGGAACAGAGCCTTTTGCAAATTTGATTTCTTCCATAATTGTTCAACCTCCATTTTTGTGTTAAAGGCGGACTTTTTCATCTCTTACATGGGGCGTCACCTCCTTTAATTCTTATCCTAGAATAGAAAAATAAAGAGCCGCAGATTTCTCCACGGCTCCAAACTCAATTATTTTTTTCCAACCTTTTGGCTGAATCATAAGCTTTCTTAAACATTGCTTCATCTTCCGGGTTGATAATTAACTTTTTCCACCATTTTAATAATTTTCTGGCCACGCTTATATATTTGGATTCCGATAATAATTTCAGCTTGCATAACACTTCTAAAATCGTTAAAGGGATACAAATAAAAATTGTCAACCAAATTATAAAAAGTATAATGTAAATTACGCCCTTGATAATCCACAGAATGTCATCGAACCAGTTTTTGATTTTATTCATAAATAATCACCTCCATAAAGGAGATTGTTATTTTCGCGCCAACTTCACGACTTCACTTCCACATCAGGCAGAATATCAGTATGGAAGTAGAGCTTATAGTGGTACGGGTCGGTCATCGTACCGGTAATGTCCTCCACGACATACATCGTATAGGAATTCAGGTAAATATAATTTTTCTTATATGTATTAGGCCCGGTCTTGATGGTACACACCAGCTCGTTGGACGAGTTGTTCGTAATGGACATCAGGCCTTCCGCTTCGAGAATGACTTTATCCGTTCGAGCGTTGTAAACAGTGATATGCCGCTCCGTCTCAAAGTAGTTGGCCTGCTTCGAGATGTTCTTGTTGACCTTCTCAGCCTCTGAACACCCACACAGGCAGCCCACCAGCATCACTAGGCACATTGCACAGCAAATAATACGATTTTTCATATCTCAATCTCTCCTTCATGTTTCAACAGCCATCCCGCTGCAGCATACAAAAAGCTTTTGACCGAAACCGACCCATAGTAGACATTTCCCATGACCTCGCACAAGTTTCGCTTTGCCGTCTCATCCGTGCGATAAGCCGCAAAATCCACGGCCCTGCGTATCGCTCGGTCGATAGAGTTGTATGATTGTCCATGCCGCTTACTCAGGCTGATGAAAATATCTGTCTGGTTGATTTTCCTGCCCTTCCGAACGTACTCCATCGACTGCTCCAACGTCTCGCCAAGCAGTTCGAAGCCGGTCATTTTGTCCGGAATGCCAAGCCAAAGAAGAAATTCCCAAGTGGAATCGTTCATTCTTTCACCATACTCCCCTTCCGCGTCTTCACAAGAAAATCATACGTTTTCTGCTGCATCGCAATCACCTTCTTTCAATATAAAGCAAAAGATGCTAGCGCCAATATAGCACCTACGCACAATATTGCTTCAGTAATATCTTTCTCAAGTTTTACCCCGTAACGACTCCCGAAATAGAAGATTTGACAAGCGAACCCAATAGTGAATAAGACCTTATGCATCAGCTTTCACCATGTACTTTCTACACTTAGGTTTTCATAACGGCATCCGCTGCATGAACCAGATATGTGGTACCGTCAATCGTGATTTGCAGCTGATCGCCTTCGTAGTCAGTCCAGTTGTCCACTTTGCCTTGAACAATAGTTCCATCGGGCAACTTAATCTGTGCCCAGGAATAGGTAAATGTCGTATCAAACACCCTATAGTTTCCACAACTGCATAACCCGAGGCAGCCAACGAGCATCATCATACATGCAACGACGCAAATAATACGATTTTTCATAGTTAATCACCTCAACCAAATATCATGTAAATCAAAAGCAAGAACCATCCTGTATATCTGATGATTCTCTGTTTTTCTTTGCCGATGATCTCAGCAAAAGACATTCCGATTGCAATAGCTTGTAAAATAATGCTTGCGAGCAGCACAATTCGCATCACTTCACCATACTCCCCTTCCGTGTCTGGTCATCCGCCGGCCAGAACGTGTAAATATCATCGAACACCACCGGGATTTTTTTCTGAACCTCCAGCAACAGCGGGCACATCAGCTCACGCATCTGAGGATGGGCCGCCACAGGAGTACGCAGCTTGAAGATGTTGCGCCACTCACGATAGTTGGCCGTCACCACGATCTCGGTCTTCAGACACAGCGGCAGCACGCAGCGGGCCTGTTCAGGGCGATAGCCGTTCATAAGCATCAAAAAATAAGTTTTTTCTGCCAATTCGCAGGATTCTACCCATTTACGATAGAACAGGCGATTCTGCTCTTTATCGATATAAAACGGTTCTACAACGGTAATGCTGCCCTCAAACTTCTCCTTCGAGTAGTTGCAGTACCGCGTGCTCTCCTGTGCAAAGCTCGCAATGCGGTGCCGCACAAGCTCATTGGCAATGCCCCGGTCACAAGTGAACAGCACGCTCAGCTGGGAATGCTCCAGCATAGCCTCATGCCCCTGCTTCACCAGAAAGCCCACCAGCTTCTTCGCCGACTCACCATCCGGTGTGATTTTGTCCTCGCTCTTGTAGCAGACTCGGGCCACCCGCTCGATCTGCTGCAGTTCCTTGATGCCGCCCTCAGAAATGTCAGTGAGGATTTCGTATTTGGGTTCAACGATTTTCATATGTTAGCAATCCTTTCTCTTTCGGGATCTCGCAAAATAGAATCCCAGTCTCTAATAAGTTTCCGTAAACCATGATCATCTGCTATTGGGTTCATTGTTTCTTCATCATATTGCACTATGACGCTGCCTGCGTTATCGCATCCAAATCCACAATGCCGACACCGAATCTTATACTTGATTTCCAGGCTTGTTTTAGCGGTCGCTGTTTCGCATACAGTAGGCCTCACTTCTGAATAGCATACCGGACAGCATCTCATAAAAGATCCTCCCGCTTCAACTTACACTCCCAGTTCCCGCAGATGTCGCCACAGGCATATTTCTTGGCAAATTTCATACCCTTTTCAATGGCCTCCTGCTTGTCGGTTGCCCTGACTTCAAAGCTCTGATGCCCACTGCCATTGTCTGTGCAGGAAAAAATAAAGGTGTGTTTTTTCATATCATCCACCTCACAGCAGAATCCGGAATAAAATGAACCACAGGCACTTCAGGGTGAATGCAACGATGATCAGCCACGCGCAAACGGAAATGGTCACCGCCAGAACGCCGCCAATAAACTTGCCGATTTTTTCATACATACTCATTGTTCCTCCTTCTGGTACCCGATGAAGTCGCCAACGCCGATGTCACCGTTCGGACATGTATGCGCCCTATACAGCCTTGGTGCTAAAGGCATATCTTTGTGATCCCACTCGAGTTCTCCATTGACCCTGTTCAGGAAATTATTCAGCTCAATATACATGATAGTCTCGGTATGTACCGTAACCGGGCAGAACTCATTCCTACATTTACGGCAACGATAAATTTGATGATAGTACGTCACAATGCAGCACCGCCCATCAATGTTTTAACTCTACTTTCAGCCACGCACAGCTCGAAAATAGCCGCCGACATATGCTCCTGCTCACAGAAGTTGAAGTGATTCTCCGCGATTTCCAGCTCCCGCAGAGGGTTGAGGAACTTACGCTGGCGAGCATCCTTAAAAATATCCATCAACCAGTCATACGGAGAGCTGAGCGTCAGGAAGTTGATAGCGAACGCGATAATTTTCTGAAGCATATTTCTTATTCCTTTTATAAAAAATAAGAGCCGCAGATTTCTCCACGGCTCTGTCCAGAATATCTTTTTGACGAAATCAACGATTTTGCGCAACATAATTTTTACGAAGTCCTCCTTTTTTGCATCCAAATTCTTTTCGGCGACGGTTAATCCATTCAGAAACTTTAGGAGAAAGTGGCGCGCCCTTTTTCACAATCAGAATTGCCTGCACATATTCTTTATGAGCTGGCACATACATCCAACACTGAGTATTGTCATTATGGTCAACTGCATCACCAATCCACAAACGTGCAGGCCAAACATGGTTTGAGTGATAGAATATGCTTCCCTCCAAATAATTGAACCAGAAATACTTATGGACGACCTTTCGATCAATAAGTTTTCGTGTCTTCTTAGACATATTTCTCATTTAATTTTCACCTTTGCTCCCTCAAACTTCAGAGGCTTCACCGTACCCTCCCGCGCACACTCCGTCAGGCACTCATTGCAGGGCTCGTCCGTCTCCAGCACCTTGAAGTTTTTGCACTTCGGGCAGTAGGTTGCATAGTCCACTTCGCGCATCCAGTCATTCATCAGTTTTTACCTCCCGAACGATTGTTACATTCCCACAATGAGGGCAAGTCGTCATCACTCCGTCTGGAATATTGCTATACTGTGATCTTTTGCGGACCCACCATTCGGTCGGCGCTTCAAAATGCATACCACAGGAGCTACAGACAAGTGTGATAAGCGGTTCATCGTTCGAGCTTCTCATCTTTACTGCAAACCTATCATCCAACTCCGGATGGGTCTCCCGCTGGTTCAGAGCCCACAGCAAGTTCCAGCAGGCAGCGCGCAGGTGATCCTCATCGTCCATGCCGACCATGTACTTTGCCAGATGCCGAGAAGCACTGTCCAGCAACGAATGCAGAGGGATACCCTTATCCACGTTGTGCTCGCCATACTTCAGTGCGCCCTCCTCGCAGTGCTTGCTGACCTCCATGATGCCATACCAGGGCAGAAGGTCCATCCGCCCCTTCCCTGCATGCATGTCGCGTTTGGCACCAGTTTCAAATTCGGTGCGGTCTCCAGAATCCTTAATCATTTATGTTTCCTCCATGTATACTCAATAGCATAAAGTTGAGAGCAATCCCTCAGTCTTTGAACAATTTGCTTATTGATTTCAATGTGAGCTCTTGGATTAAAAAGTTGCTCCGGACAATGAATCAAACAGTATCTTGCATTAACCGGGATCAGTGGCTCCTCTGGTAGAATTAGAAAACGCCCAATAAAAACACCATCAGGCCTTCTGACCAGATATTTCCAAACAGCAGATAACGGACTACTCTGATATGGATAAAATGTCACGATGGAATCGTTGAAAGTCTTCGTGCAATGACAATTAGCATTGAGAACTTTGACAAGCTTCTTTCTATTTTTCTTTGAAATATTTCCCATTAGCAGAACCTCCTGATTCTTCCCTGCATAACCTTGTTGGGAATATCCAGCCACCGGATTTCGCACTTGTCTTTGTAGTCAGGACGCAGCTTCTGTAGAATCATCTTCAATGGCTGCCCCTTGATTTCTTCAAACAAGTCCATAAGATGAGCCATCACTTTCTCGCACCATTCCGCAATCGCGTTTAAGGCATCTGCAAGTTGCTCACAGATCGTCGCAGTAAGCCTCAAAGAATCATAAATATCATGCTCCATAAAATTTCCTTTCGTTAAACGCCTTCTTTGAGTTCAGCGCCCTTGAAATAGCGAGGTCGATTCCTGCTCGTGACTTTAAGTGGTAATACCAGAGATCCTTATATGGCGTATTCAGTCTGTCGATTCGCCCCGCGGACTGCTCCATAATCTTATAGGAGTAGTTCTGGCTGTAGAATATAATGGTGTCCGTCTTGATGCAGTTCCAGCCCTCTGCCCCGGCGTTGTACTGCACAAGATAAACCCACCTATCTCCATCAGGAATTGGCTGATGCTTATGCCCATTCCACTGAGCAACCTCAACCCCTGTGCCGTAGTTCAACCCGAGCAGAATATCCAGCTCGTAGTCGAAATTGTAGAATATAATCACTCTTGGCCGCGTCATGCAAATATCAAGGACTTCCTGCTGCCGGCTCCGATCCGAGTTGACCAGTTTCCGCAACGAATAGCAAAACTCGCTGGCCGTTTCGATGGGTTTGTCCTCCCAAGGATTCCAGCGGTTCTTGCAGATTTGCAAATACTTCGGCTTATCGTAGGCTACGAAAATATTCTCATGATGGGATACTGTAGACCGTTCAAAGTCCATGTCAACCAGAATCCGTTCCCGCAGCCGTACCAGTCGCTGCGTGTTCAAATATCTGTCGATCTTCGGATATTTGGAAAAGCGGCTGTAGATCACATGCTGGTTGTTGAATTCAGTCCGATTTCGGAAGAACCCATTTGCGATAAACACCGGAATATAATCTGTCCAGCAGTCCCCCGGCGTAGCGCTAAGAAGAATCCACTCATTTTCCTTTGCGATTTTCAGGAAAGACTTGACCCATTTACCACTGCCAACGACTCTCTGTTCATCAAATATAACAAACGCATTCTTCACACCTATGTACTTTTCGATGTTATTCCAGGAATCCACCGTTACACTGTGCTCGTAAATATCAAGCTCTGGATCGGTACTCATGTAGAAATGAGCCAACTCTTCGTCCCACTCACCCGTATCCCGTTTCCGGGCAGTCGTGATGATATAAAGATCCGGGGGCTCTGCCATCCTTGCATATTCTTTTGTGTTTATTTGTCCGCCATAGAGTCTGTAGTAGAACGCCAAACTCGTTCTCGATTTTCCGCTTCCTACGCCTCCGCATAAAATGCAGCCGATTTTCATACGGTTAATAGCATCTAATTGATAGTCGTAGAGCGTTACACCTGCCATCAGGTCGCTCACCTCATTTCCAACGTCACATAAATGGCACTTTTATCAAGAACAGATAGTTGCGATTCAGCCTATTGTCCGGCTGCCAGGTGTCCACGGTCTCATCGAAGAGCTGATCATAGGGGCTGGTGTGGGCCATGGCGACGTCCTTGTACTCCTGAATGGTCTCTTCCACGCCTTCCTCATTCTGTACCTTCGTAGCCACGGGGACAGCCTTCATGTTGCGCTCCAGCTCCTGCTGCACACGGTCGCCAAAGCGCTCCGTAACACGGCCTTTGTACTCGTTGAAGGCCTTGTCGATGGCGATGTAGGCCGCAGTCAGGCTTGCATTGCGCCTAGACATGGTATGATGGCTGCCGAACATGCAGGCCAGCGAGAGGCTGCCCAGCGTCAC